CCGAGGACAAGGTGGCAGCAGGCGAGTGCGTGACTGTCCAGATCAAGGACCGCACCCTGATTCAGACCGGCGGCGCTATTACCGCGGGCGACCCCGTGGCAAGCGACGCCACCGGCTGCGCCGTAAAGGCAGAGGCGGAAAAGTTCGTCGTTGGCTATGCCATGGAGAGCGCAACCGCCGCAGGCCAGATCATCCACATCCAGATTACCAAGAGCGGCTTTGTGCCGAAGGCGGGCTAAAGGAAAGGGGAATTAAACCATGAATACCAGAAACACTACCGCGGGCATTACGGCCGAGATCGCCAAAGGCTGGCAGCCCAACAACTACCTGACCAATATGTCCATGGCATACTTCCAGAAGCCGGAAGACTATGTGGCACACAGCATTTTCCCGGTCTGCCCGGTGCAGCTGTCCGCTTCCTACTACTACACGTTCAGCAAAGAAGATCTGGCCCGCGACAACGTGCAGCCTAAGCCCGCATTCGGCAAGGTTGATCCTGCTGTGATGGGCCAGGACGACAACACCTACAAGTGCCACGTTGACCAGATCATCCTTGGCATTGACCAGATCGCCGCCCTGAACTACCAGCGCAGCCGCGCCCCTGGCGTGAACGACCCTCGCCGCGCCAAGGTCCGCACCGCCACCGAACAGATGCTGCTGCACCAGGACATTCTTTTCGCAAAGAGCTTTTTCCGCGCTGGCGTCTGGGCAAATGAGCTGACCGGTACCACCAACGGCAGCGGTTCTAAGGAGTTCGTGAAGTTCAACGACACTTCTTTTGACCCCATCGGCTTCTTCGACGACCTGCGCACCGAGATCAAGCGCCAGGGCCGCCGCACCCCGAACCGCCTGGCTCTGGGCATCCAGGCCTACAATGCCCTGAAAAACAACCCCTTCGTGAAGGAGAGCGTGAAATACACCGGCACCACCGCAAACCCGGCCATCGTTACGCCCAACGTTCTGGCGCAGCTTTTCGGCGTTGAACAGGTGAAGATCCTGGAATCCACCTACAACTCCGCAGGCCTGGGCCAGAAGGAGAACATGGAGTTCATCTGTGACCCCAAGGCTGCACTGCTGTGCTATGCCACCCCGACCCCGCAGATCGACGAGCCCTCCGCAGGCTACATTTTCACCTGGGATATGCTGGGCAACGGCGCTTCTGTCGCCTTTGACCAGTACGAGGGCGAAAACGGCACTCACGCGGAGTTCATCGAAGGCCTGTGCGCTTCTGACATGAAGAAGACTTCTGACGACCTGGCAATCTTCCTGAAGGACTGTGTCTAAGGAGGCTGCCATGGGATACACCTGTCTGAAAATGGCGACCTTCGGCGGCGTGAAATACCGCCCGGGGGACGTTGTGGAGGCTGAAATGATCCAGCCGGGCAGCGCAAGGGCAATGCAGGACATGGGCATTATTGCCGAGTTCCAGGACCTCGAAGTGGGCAAAATCGAAACGCTGACCCTCCCCATTACTGCGGAGGGCGGCGTGGTAGAGCTTGACGCCACCCCGGACGCCGTTGTCCAGGCTGTGTGCATTTTGCAGCAGCGGGCCGAGGAGGCAGTGGCGACCATTGCCGAGGTTGAGGACCAGAGCGTCCTTATTCTGGTGAACGCCTGCGACAGCCGCAAGAGCGTCAAGACGGCTGCAAAGGAACGCGGCGTATTCCTGGAAGACGAGGCCGCAAAGGCCGCGCAGGAGGCCCCGGAGGGCGTCTCCGAGGGGGTGAGCTGATTGGCACAGCTCACATACACCTACGACGCGAGCAAAATCGCTGAACACGGCCTTGACCAGATGCGCTTCGAGCTGGGGGACACGATGGTGGAGGGCGGCGTGGAAACCTGTGCGTTGAGCGACCAGGAATACAAGGCCGTCATTGAAGCCTACCCCCGCTGGAAACGTGCAAAGCTGGCCTGCGTGGAAAGCATTCTGCGCCGGTTTTCCTACGAGGTGAACACCAAGGTTGGAGAACTGAACCTCTCCCTGAGCGACCGCCTGGACTACTGGAAAAAGCTCTATTCTGACTTAAAGGCAGATGTGAGCGCTTCCGCCCCACTGGCAAACCCGGCGGCCATCAACGGCGACCACTATTTCTATGCTGGCATGATGGAGAACCACGGGACCGGCAGAGGAGGCAGCGGCCATGTTTTACCTTAGACCCGGGAACCTTTACAAGGACTTTGTGATCGAGCCGCACATAGCGGAAAAGAGCACGACCGGGCGGGCAACTGCGAAATACGACACGGAGAGCCGACAGCTTCTCCGCGGCGTACTTTCGGACGCTTCCCCGGAAGTAATCGAGCGATTCAGCCAGAACGCGCATCCGGTCACGCACCAGATCGCGCAACGCGGCAGGCCCAAGGCCAAGGCTGGCGACCGCCTTATTTTGGAGAACCGGGCGTACTACGTTGAAGGCGTGGACCCGCTCGGGGACCTGGGCCTTTATACGCTCTACTACGTTCAGCAAAGGGAGGACACGCACAATGGAAATTGATATTTCTGGCGCCGTCCAGGGCTTTGTACAGGACGTGGAAAAACAGGTTGCGAGCCGCGCCGAGCGTGCCGCACACGTTATTCGCAAGTACGAACTAAGCGTGCTGTCGAACAACCCGAAGCGCAGCGGCAAAGTATACCGCAAGCCTGCGAGCAATAAGACCTACACGGCATCCGCCCCCGGTGAACCGCCCGCCCTTCGCACCGGCGACCTCCGCCGGAGCTTCCGACCGCTTGCAAAGAGCGAAATCGTCCAGAGCGCCAAGCACTACACACCCGGCATCCGCACAGATGTGAAGTATGCGCCGCTCCTGGAAGATGGAACCAGCAGAATTTCCCCGCGCCCCTACGCGGAGGAGATCAAGCAGAAGGCCTTCCCCGAGGTGAAGGCTATTTTTGAAGAAAAATACACCTAAGAGGAGGGCAGCCCCATGGGCCTTATGAAGGAAACCACATCCGCGGCGATTGATACAACCGCCATCCACCCCGGCGACCTGATCCGCGCAAAGTACGCAGACTGGAACGAGGCAAAGAACGGTATTGTTACCGCCGTGACCGGCGGGGAAATCCGCTGCCTTTACTTTCCGGGCATCCGGAACGTGTGCAATTACTTTCTGATCGCGGCAGACGAGGTTACAGAAGGGCTTTGGGATATTTCCTGGAGCACCGACATGAAGACCATCCAGACCGAGGGAGTACAGCATGACGCTTGAAGAACTTATCTATAAGCGGATCTCTGAATCCGCCGCCGCTGAACGGCTGGCGCTCCACAACGGGGCACCGGCCGTTTTCTTTGGCCCGGTGCCTACCGACACGGACCCGGGCTGGGCCGGGGCTGAACAGTACCCGCGTATTTCCTACACCATCGACATGAGGGCAAACCCCGAGCGCCAAACCGCCGGGAATCTGTACCTTGATGTTTGGTGCCTGGACAGCGGGACCGCACCGGAGGCCGTAGAGCCCAGCGTCCGGGCTGCCCTGTGCGACGTTATTATGGCGCCGCATGAACAGCCCCCGTACAGCCTGGCGTGGGTCACAAGTGAAACCTTCGAGGCCACAAAGCAGCTTGACAAGAGCGCCCGCGTTATTGGCGTGACGGTGACGTTTGACCTGTACGCATTTCCGCGCCAGGAAACCACCGACCCGGACCCCATCCTGGCAATGAACGCCTTCACGAGCAAGTGGAGCGGCGACGCCGTGACCGTAATCGGAAGCGACCGCATGGGCGAGTATACGGAGCCGTCGGACGAACGCCCGGCGGCTTATTTTCGCCTTGCAAACTACCACCTGGCACAGGAAACGCACACCGTGGCGTGGATGGAAGGCGTCCTGGTGGGCCACATGATCGCACCGACCTATGCAGGCCGCCAACGTTGGCTCAAGGCCTTGGCGGACGAGCTTGCAACCCGCGGGGAAGTCGAAATGCTGGACACCTCGCCCATGTTTATACGCGCTCTGGAAGTGGACGGGAGCCTGGACCCGCTCACCGCAGGGCAAATGCGCCTTGGCGTCCGCTGGGGAATCCTGAAACGGCCCAGATACGCGCACAAACTGAACAACCCCTATACGAATTACAACTACAAACCGTAAAAGGAGGCTATTATGGCAGAAACCAAAACCACGGCTGCCGCGCCCGTAGAGGCGGCCGCCACCTATACCGCCGCAGAGCTTATCACAGCAGCGCCGGAAAAGTTTGGCGTTTCGCGCGACATCGCAACCGCCGCCCTGCGCATGGCTGGCAAAAAGTCCGCCACCGTTGAGGAGGCAAAGACC